ATATTTTCAGTTCCATATTTTTGTGTTAAGCTTACATCAGTATTTTTAAGTTCACATGGAACAATACCACTTAGAATATTTTTGGCAGCATCACCTAGTTCAGCTCTTAAATGGAATTCATGCCGAGTAAGATTATTTTTCATAACCTTAATCCCGGCTTTCTTCAATTCAGTTTCAAATAATTTATGTAACTTTTTAGTTGAAGTAGGTGTATTATCAGCCATTAGTTATATGCCTTTTTAATCTCATTGTACATTGAGTGCAATTCTTTTGGAGTATTTTTCTTAAAGAATTCTTCATCATCAATGTTTTCAATAACTTTAGATGCACTAATGTCTGAATCAGTACGTGGCATTTCACGAACTTCAACACCAAGTCTACGCTTTAATTGTTCTTTGTAAGATCCAACTCTATCAGTACCAGCATATACGGCATTAATATTAATAGGTGATTTACCAAGAATACCATTTAAGTTACCTGAACTATGATGAATGATTTCAACATTTGGGAATGCTTTCTTCATCATTTTTTCACGTAGATCTTTTGTTTCTTTAGTATCTTTACTAGTTACAATACAAATAACAACATTGTCGTATAATGTACTAGCTCTTTTAATCATTTTAGCATGACCATCTTTAGTTAAAATTCTGAATTTACCAAGAATTAACGCGTTATTATTACCACGCATTTGTTTAACTAATAATGTCTTAGCATTTAATTGAATATCGTCTTTAATCATAGCATCAGTTTTCTTACTATGCTTAAATTGAATTTTTAATTTCTTAAGTTCTAATGCTAGCTCTTCTAAAATATCATCAAGTTTTCTTGATTTAACTACAATCGCATTACTTAATCTAAAAGCTTCACCATTAACATAAGTCCAGTAATTGTTTTCAATTTCTGGATCAGCTTCCATGTACTTACCTTTGATTTCTCTACGAGCAGCTTGATCTAATTGATATTCTTGTTGCCACTTAAGTATCTTATCTTGATACTTCATTACAACACCTTCTTCTTTACCACCATATTTAGATTCAACATCTAAGAATAACTGACGTAAATCATCTATCAATAGTTCTGGGTTAGACCAGTTCATAGATAATTTTCTAGCTTCAAATTCAGCTTTTAAAGATTTAAGAATAGCACCCTTTTTAAATCCGATTTGACTTCCCATTACACCTTTGAATAGTAATTGTGGATGGTCAATTTTAAGTGCTTTAGCGTAATCATTACGTAAACCAGTTTGCATAGCACCCGGCATAGTTTTAAGAACACCATATTGTTCAGTCCATTTGGCTTTAGCATACCCAATAAGAACCATTTTATGTTTAGTACTATAATCAGAACTTAATGTTGGTTTACTCATTAAGAATTCAATGAATAGCTCAGTTCCAACTGGAATAGAATTTTTGTTAAGTTTTGAAAAATGTTCGAATACTAATTTGAATTGAGATGGACCAATTGATTCTTTCTTAATTTTAGTTTTAGCGTTAAAATCATATTCTTTGCTATATAGAATTTGACCTTTGTAAGCAAAGATATAATCGTTGATAGTACCTTTGTTGTCTTTCTTAATAACTGTTAATTTAATACCATCAGTCTTGTGTTCAACAACAACTTCAGACGATAGAAAATCTTCAATTCTAGATTTGTTTGTTAGGTACTTACCAGCAGCTAGAATAGAAATATCTAACTGCTCTTTACCTTCGTTTAAGTATCTTAGAAAATCCATTTACTTCTCCAAAGAGTTTAGGTAAGATCTGAACGTCTCATTAACTTTAGTGTATTTGCTGTAATATTCTTCAACGTATTTAGCTGATTCATCTTTCAATTTAAGTTCTTTTACAAGCTTAGAATAACCACTTGACTTAACTTGGAAATCAAGATCTGGGTTACCAACTTCTAATTCCTGACCTCTTTGACCTTTATAACCCCAAAGCATTTCAATATAACGATCGTGAGTACGTTGAATATCTTTTCTATCAAGGTGAGCTTTCATTAATTCAATAACACCAACGAAAGATTCAAATTTCTTAACATCTTGTTCATTACCAGTAAGTTGTCTAAAAGCTAACTTGTAAATTTCACCAACGATTGTTTCGTAGTTTGATTCACTAGTTTTAAGTTCACGATAAATTTGTTTACCTTCATCGTTTCTCATAACTTTGCTAGTTTCAGGATCGATCATTGGTTCATATGCTACACGAATACCACGAGTTACTGAGAACTTCAATAGTCTTGGTAGTGAACCATTCATTTTTTTGAATTTTAGTTTTTCAGGAGTTGAAGCAGGAGTTGCAATAACAATATCGTCTCTAGCGGATGCTCCACCAACGATAGCTTGAATTAAGAACTTGTGGTGTACAGCTTTAACTCCAGCTTTAGCATCTTTGAACGAAGAACTATGAGAAAACTTAGCCCATTCTGTTGGCATATCATCTTCAAAAGGAAGTAATTCAAAATCTACTTGAGCGTAAGCACGTTGACCATTTTTGAAATCAACCATAATTACCGCGTTAATTTGATCACCAAATGCATCTTTATTACCACGGTTAGAACCCATGTATCTAGCACCAGGTAAAATTTCTTTACCTTCTAAATCATGTAAAAATTGCCATAAGTCTTGACCAATTTCTTCTGGTACAGTAATATCTAAATCACCAGCGCTTGGCTTGTATTGCATTACATCTTCATCAGATAAAGTTGGATCCATGATGAATGAAGTACTACCATTAAACGCAAAACCATTTGTTAGAATTTCTTCTTTAACCCAAATTGGTTTTTTGTATTTCTTTTTAAAATCTTTATTCATTTTCTTAAAGATTTCTACGAACGTAGCAATAAACTCTTTACGTCCAATTTCTTTAACTTGTATCTTTTGTGCTCTGGTTTCTTCACCAGTTGTCCAATTCTTAGCTGTTACATTTCCACCCATTGTGAACTCCAAATATTTATTTTAGTATTATTTATATATGATCTATTATATCAAATAATGAGCGAAATGTAAACGGTTTTAGTACTTATTTTGAAAGAATTTCAAAATTTCTGGTTGTGTTAGTTCTTGAGGGTTGTAATCATTTGGTTTAAAATCAACACACATATTAATGCGCTCAAATCCATCGGGTTCCCATACAGTAGGATCTTTGTTATGAATATGACCGTGAATGATAGTATTAATTTTATTTTTATTAATTTTGAACATCATTGCCTTTTCAGGACCTTTGTTCCATTTAGATTTGTAGCATGGATAGTGATTAATAAAGTAAGGTGGAATGTCAAAGTAATCAACAACGTCAATAAAACCAGCGTCTAAATAGAATTCATCTGGTTCATAGTCGTGATTACCTCTTACTAATATTTTTCGTCCCTTCATTAACTTTAACAAGCTTTGAAAATGTTCTTGTCTACCACGTAATGCAGCTGATAGATCGCCAACAAATAAATGAATATCTTTGTCAGTAACAACATCATTATGCTTTTGAACCATATGTTTTGCGCAATCAATGACACAATTTTCGTCATCCAAGTCAAATGGTCTTTCAGCGTATTTGATTATATTTTTGTGGTAAAAATGGTGGTCACTACTGGCAAAAACTCTCATTAAACATTAATCTCCTTATATTGAACAGGAACTAAACCAATAATATCAATATTCATAAAGATGTTGTTTAAATACTGTTCATCCAACATTTTATCATCTGGATTTCTTTGAATGTGTTCATTTTGAGCTAATAGTTTCATATTAAATTCTGAAAGTTCTTTTTCAGAAATAACAATTGAACTCACATATCTTACATTATTATTTTTATCTTCTATTAGTAATTGGTACATTTAATTTCCTCTATTCGTATGTTATTGTAAATGTTTTATGTTTTTTATAGAAAGTCTCTATTTTCATCCAGTTTTTTAATGTCCATTCATCGCCATAAACAAATTTGTATTTACCATTTTGAGTGTTAGTAACTACAGCTAATTCATTTGCTCGTTTATGCTTGTACACTTTCTTTACAGCCATTCTGGTTTCTCCCTATTAGTATATTTTAGCATTGCTGCTTTTTCCATAATATAGTAAGTTCTATAAGCAGTTACAGAATCAGCATCTTTACAATAATCTGGCATTGCTTGAGGCATTTTAGTTAAACCGATATTAGGAATATTTTTTGGAATTTTATCAAGCACGTTTTCTAACTTAGTTTGCGTTAAGTGGATTTTACCATATCTAAATGTGTACTCGTTACATAAAGCCATAAAGTGCTGATATAACCACTCGTAATTTTCCTTAGATGCTCTAGCCCATACTGCTGATGGATGATTGATATGTGTAGCTTTGTAGATAATTTCTTCTTTAGCTGGATCACTTAGTTTCCATCTTTTAAGTTTTCTACCGGATGAAGCATCAATCCACATTTCACCATCTAAGAACCTATGCGCAGTAGATAAAAGTTGTGCACATTCAATAATCATTTTAACAACATGTTTGTCACAATTCATTTGAGCTGCTTTAACTGGATTAGTATCTAAGTAAAAAATATTCATTGATTAAACCTTTATTTAATTTGTTAGATCTATTATAACAAGTCTTTTATGAAATGTAAACAGTTTTTTACTTTTTTTATAGATATGTTAAACTGCTCCAAATAGTATCTGGTTCCATTAAGTCAACAACGTCTCCGTGCTGCATTGTTATTTGATTATATGGCGATGCCATACTATGATGTAAGCCATAACTATGTTTACTAACACAATATGTACTACCTGACGAACCAGAAAACTCATAGTGATTTTCAAATTCTTCAAACTTAGTAATACCACTGTTCAATCTCCAACTGGTACCAGTTAAATATGAAGAATCCCAACCGGCAAGAACCTTATAAATTGTCTCATCGCCATAATTAATTTTTAAAACTACCCAATGATCTGGGGTATAGTTAGAATTTAATCTCATGTTAACTCCTTTTTGTTCATATAAATAATTATAACAAAAAAGTAATTAAAAAAGAAGGAATTCATGGAAAATATCAGGACAATATTTGACGAAGAAACTATTGAACATTTTCGTCAAAATAAAGATGAGATTACAGAGGAACTTTTAGAAAAGCTTCGTTCTCATGGTAATGAAGGAAAGCATATTGCATTAGAAATTCTAGATCTTGAAAAAGACAATGAACAATACTACCTTGATGCCTTTGGAAATCGTATTTCATTTAATGGTAATAGACGACTTAAGAAAGCTTTTACTAAATTAAGTATATCAGAAATTCATAAAATAGAACTCCAAAAATGTGCTGAAGACATTCATTATTTTAAAGACAATTATGTGAAAATTAAAACCAAACAAGGTGTAAACTTTCCAGATTTAAGACCATACCAAGATGAATTCATTAATGAAATCATCCCAGATGAAAATGAAGATAATATTGGATTAATGGGTAGACAGTCCGGTAAATCTATTAGTACTGCAATTTATCTTGCGCATAAATTCAACTTTGACAAAGAAATTAATATCGGTATTGTAGCCAACAAAGGACCAATGGCTCGTGAATTCCTAGCAAATACTAAAAACATTATTATTGAGTTACCTATATGGATGCAGCAAGGTGTTCAAGTTTGGAATAAAGGTTCAATTGAAAATGAATCAAAGATGAGAATATTAACAGATGTTCCAACATCAGATGCGTTTCGTGGATTTACAATTGCTATTCTAGTCGTGGATGAGACAGCATTTATCAAGTCAACCGTTTGGGACGAGTTCGCTGATTCTATTTTCCCATCACAATCTGGTCTTGCTTGGAAAAAGAATATTATGTTGAGTACCGCCAATGGTATGAACCACTTTTATCAAATGGTTAAGGGTGCTCGTGAAGGGTTAAACGGTATGAATCTATTTGAAGTTGACTGGAGAGATGTTCCAAGATATAAACCAGATGGTTCATTAATGTCTCCTGAAGAATTCCAAGAAAAAATTATTGCTAAACACGGTATCATTTATTTTAACCAAAACTACGCTAATGAATTTATGGGATCTTCTCATACATTGATTAGTGCTAAAATGCTTCAAGAAATGAAAGAAGCAGAAGTACAAGAAATTAGAGATGGTAAGCTAAAAATATATCATTATCCAGAAGCAGGACATAAGTATATCTTTACAGTTGATCCAGCCAAAGATGGACAAGATGCATTTGCTTGTCAAATTATCGACATCACAAACTTTAAATTTAAACAAGTCGCAACAGCACAATTACAAATTGATTATCTGTTAATGCCAGAGTTTATAAATGAGTGGTGCGAATATTACAATAATCCATATTTGGTTATTGAGAATAATGAAGGCGCAGGACAAAGTATCGCTGACCAAATGTACAACGATTACGAATATGAGAATCTTCATTATGACAAAGATGTAGGAAGAAACAAAAAGAAAAAATATCCAGGATTTAGAACTACTCCAAAATCTAGAAAACAAATTCTTCAGACATTGAAATTATTCATCGAGAANGGTAANCTTGAAATAAATGATAANAGTACTATTAACGAGTTTTATCAATTCATTTTGATTAACAACAAATTCCAGGCAGATGATGGCGCACATGATGACATGATTATGTCACTAGCTCTAGCATTCGTGCCATTTACAAATAGTAAAAACTTTGAGGATATGAAGGTCCTTATTAAGAACCTTTATGATTCAGAATCTTTAGAAGAGTCTGAAAAAGTTGAGTTTGGAGAATTGTTAACTGTTGGTTCATTTGATGACGGATCCGATGAAGAATATCTTGAGAATAGATCTCAAGAAACTTGGAATGGTCATCTTATAAACTATGAATGATTAGATTGATCTTCTTGTGTTTCTAAAAATTTTAAGAAATAAAAGTTACGAACTAAGATATCAAGTCTTTCATCTTGAATTTCCTTGATATCTATGCCGTCTTCTTTATATTTGTTGATAATCTTCCAGCCTTCCCATTTAGGGAATTCTTTGCGATTAATGCCAATGTAATTATAATATAACTTATCGGCATTAGCCGTAATTTCTTCAAAGTATGTTTCGAACAAAATATATCTACCTTATGTTTTATTTTTATTTATCTATAAGGTTTATGCGTTTTTGCGCTTCTTAACTTTATGTGTGCCCTTCTTAATAGCTGAAGCTCTAGACTTTTGGTATGCTGCAATCTTAGCTTTATTAGCTCTATAATATCTTTTACGAGAAGCTTTGTTTGCTCTAGCATCTTTCTTTCTTGCTGCTTTAGTTTTTCTTAAATCAGCTTTAGAATTTTTCATGAACTTACGTTTTTTACGATTTTTGTTAGTACCTTTCATAATACGAGAAACGCCTTCGTCCATTTCAGACTCTTCGTCTTCTTCGTCCTCTAATTCTTCAAGCATATCATAAATGTCTTGGTACATATCTGGACCAAGTTCTTTTACCATTTTCATTACATCTTCTTTGGTAAAAGTATCAATTTCGTCTTGTTCATTTTCATCATCTTCATCAAAGAATTCGTTATAGATGATATAACCGAATTGATCAACTTCATCTTCGGTTAGCTCGTCTAATTCTTCAATGATTTTAGCAAGCATTTCCTCATTTTCTTTCAAATAAGTTTTAAAAGTGCCCATATTGTTCTCCATTAATGTTTTATTTTTATTTATAATAAACTTTCGAGAAAATATTGAACATCTTCATCATTTTTATAATCAAGAGCAACAACAGTATCACATTCTGGTGTTTTGATAATAATCACATCTTTATCCATATCATAAATGTAATAATAATCGAATAAATCTCCGTCTTCCATATATGAGTAGATGTATTTAAATGATTCTACATTTTGATTATCCTTACCATATATTTCACCAAAAACCATAGAATTATCTAATAGTAATTTAATATTAACGTATGATTGCGATTCAAAAATATTAGAAATAAACTTATTTCTGTCATCATTTAGAGAGTTGATAATACTGATTCCAGTATCATGAAATTCGCCTTCATCTTCGACATAATTATAAACTACTTTACCGCCAATTGCAACACCTACGAAGGCAGAGATTTTAGAGTGATATTCTTGCATTTTGTTTCCTTAATATTTGATTTATTTATTAGATTTTGAATTAGATACCAAGTTCAGCATAAAGTTTATCTATGTCTGAATCAAACGGATCAGCTTTTGTTTTATCCGATTCTATCACTTTTTGAATGTCTTCCCTTACTATTTGTTTTACTTCTTGATTTGCAAATTCCTCCGCATCTTTTTGTTTAGTTGGAGTAATAATACCAAAGTCTTCGGTAATATCACCTGTTGTTTTTATTGATGATGGGTCCATCAAATCAATACCAGCAATGTCAGTACCAGCATTTTGAATAAGCATATCATGGAACCTCATGTGTTCATAATCGATATTCATCATCCAAGTATCGGTACGACCAGCAAAACGGTTTTTAGTTACTTTACAAACAATTTCTTTTCTTTCCTTCATTTCTTCGTTCTGTAATAAGAACATTAAGAAGTCAGCCGTCATAACAGTACCCATAGAATCAGATACGTTAGCATTGTCAGCGTCATCAATATTGTTTGTAGCACTACGGTTAAGCTGTGATGCTGAAATAATAGGAACACCCATCTTTTTAGCACTTGCTCTAGTTTCTTCAGCAATAGATTTGATGTAACTATACAGACCAGCTGATGGACTCAATAGATCTGATTTCATAATACCAATGTAATCCACGAATACAGCATCAAACTCAATACCTTTTTCAATTTTATAAGACTCAACTAGTTGTTCTAGCATAAGTGGACTAAACGCACCACTTGGATAATCCTTAACGAAGAACTTACCACAAGTACCTTCAGTTTTCATTTTGTTATAAGCCGATAATACCATTTCTTTAGTTACTACTGGACGATCAAGTTTATTTAGTTCACCTTGAGTTTTACTAAGATCTAGCAAAGAGTTGATAGGTAGATCCATAGCATTAGCATGTACTCTTTTCATGATTTCTTTATCTGCCATTTCAAGAGATATTAAAAGAATATTTTTATTCTTTTTAATCATACCTGAAATAAGGTCAGTCATTAACAAAGACTTACCAACACCTGAAGCAGCAAGAATAATTGACAAAGTACCAGGCAAGAAACCAGGACCAAGTCTTTTATTCATTTCGTCATGTTGAGTACGAATACCAGTCATACGCTCTGAATAATATTCGATCATTTCATCAATGTCATCAAAGTCAAGACCAAGATCAGTATCAATACTAATCTTAGCACGTTCATCCATGATTTGTTGAGCTTTTAGTTTCAGATTGTCATCTTTATTCATAAGACCATCTGAACCAACTTGTAGAGCTTCCATGTACATAGCATCTTTAACCCAAGATACTGTTTCATCGCACATAAATTCAACATTTTGTACTTCTTCAGTAGTATTAATAGCTTGAAGAGATTTAATGATTTCAGCTCTGATTTCAGCATTAGAAACATTTTTAACAGAAGCAACCAATTCAGTAAGTGATGGTACCGCGTGATACTCACCAAAGTAATCTTTTACCAAATTGAATAACTCTTGGTTACCAATGTCATTGAAATATTTTTTCTTAAGAATTGGCATTACTTTACCAAAAAACTCACCATTATGAGTAAGTTTTTTTAATAGAATTGGTTCAAATTCTGTCATGTTGTTCCTTTACAGCTTTATTTAATTTAGAGATATTATACCATAAGTTTAGTTAAAAACCAATCAAATTCCATCCATGATTTGCAATAGCGTTTAAAATAATAAACAGACCGACTATTAATTCAAAGATAATGAAACTAGTTCTGATTAGTGCAACCTTGTCAGCCTTATGATCTTCATCGAATGCTTTGCTTCCAAGCGCTTTAGCCCAGATTCTCCACATTAGATGTTCCACTCTTTCTTTTTAACGTTACTCATAATGTCTTTTAATGTATCTTCTACACAATCATCACAAAGTTCAAAAGACCAAGTTTCACCGTCAAATTTAGATCCAAAACCAAAATCTATAGCAATCTCATTGATGTCTGACCACATCATTTCTGTTTCACCTTTTGCTGTTTTACCACATTTATCACAGCATACCGAAACAACATTTTTATGTTTTACGTAAATGTCTTGTGTTACTTTCATAGATTAATCCCTTCTAATAGCAGCAATCATTGATAGCTTTTGTTACTTTTTGAACTTCTGCCATAATAGCATTAAAGTCAACTTTACCTTGAACCTTGTATGTGAATGCGTGCATATGACCAATTGTTCTGTTACCAGTTAGTATTTCACGTAAATCATCTAGTTGAGTATTTGTATAAGATGTGTCTTGGTTAATCCTAACCTTAACAATACCCCATTCATTGATGCCAATTACAAAGTGTTTTCCTTCTCTCATTTCTTTAACAAGAATTTGATTAAACCATTCTTGAACAAATGCCACCGTAATATCACCAGCTCTATGAATTAGATTTCTATTTTCATATGATTTTAGTGCTTTGTCAAATTCAGTTGCAAATTGACTTACTGCTGATTTGTAATTGTCTGGTAATTTATAACCATCTTCAACTATTTTATATGCTAGATCAGTTGTACCGAATCTCCAAAAATACTCATTTAAGTCTTGAGATACATCAAAATATGGAGACTTAACTTGCCATAAATCATAAACGTCAATTAGCGTTGATAAATTATCTAAGTTTTGGTTTTGACCTTTATTACCCAAGTACTCGTTACAAAGAAGTGTAGCACTTTTAGTCTTATCCCATACAACTTTCATATTAGGAAAGTCATCCCAAAAACCATCCGGATATAAGTGATGGTCAATATGAGTACACTTATTAAACGTGTCATACAATGTTTTTAGTGCTGGCTTATTGTCAGCAAATGAAACATCCGGAATAACAATATTAGTATTACCATTTTGAGCTTGGTATCTAACAATGTCATCAACAATTTCATTAATATTTGCGTAATTCGTATGGTAATATCTTTTCTTCACAGTTGGGAACTTGTACTCTAAGTTGATCATACAACCTAGAGCATCAAGATCGTTATGTGTAAAGACAATTAGCTCGTCTTTCATTTTTAGCCTTTTTTCATGAATTTAAAATTAGTCACAATGTCACTAAGCTGCTGTTCTGACATTTTGTATGTGAAGAAATCCCATGAACAATATGGTTCATCGTTTTTCCAACATCGAGCTCGCTTTAGTGCTTGTACAACTCCGTTTGTAAGTTTATTCTGTTTATTAAGCATTTCTAATTCAAGCATAATACTGTCGAATTCTTTCCACGTCTTAGTCATTTTATTTTCTCTTGTTCAGTTCGTACTCTTCGTACATTGTTATGATTTCAGATAACTCTTTGTCATCCATGAGATCCAAATATTCCTGAGCTTTTTCCTCGTTAATTTTAAAATGCTCAGAAACATATTGAATTTTTTTAAGCTTATCCTGAGAAACGTTTTTTGGATAAGGTATATATTTTACTTTTCCAGCGAACGCATGTTTTACCATCCAGTACTGATTTTCAATTGGTATATCATCGTATATATTAATGGCATTAGCTGCAATAATAGTATGAGGATTACCCGATAGCCATTTGCAAAAAATGTAAGAAGGTACCTTTTGAATTTCTTCAATTGAAGGTTTTTTCTTAGGATCGATTGCTGAAGTAAGTGTCTTAAACATGTATTTCCTTATTTTCTATTATTATATCAAGTACTTTATTAAAAAGTACTAAAAATAAATCTGGATTAATTTTCAAAATATTTTAATGTTTCTTTTAAAGTTCTACGTTTCAAAAATAGATTTTCTAATTCATCCATTGATTCATGATCAATTGAAGATTCACTCATTGTTTCAATAACAATTTCGATTTCAAATTCAATATTATTAAGAGCTATTGCTAACTCTTCAATTGTTTCGTACATGTTTTTTCCTTACCAGTCATCTAGTTCTTGAGTTTCTTTTTCTAAGTCATAGTTCATTGGTTCAACCATAAGCATAAGAGGTTTTAAGAAATTCTTTTCAAAGTTTGTGTCATAATCAACACAATCACATTTTGCGATTTCATTTACAAAACTATCATTAGTAAACGCCACAATATTACTGTTGAACATGTTGGGCGTTTGTAAGAAGATACGTTTACATTTGTCTCCAGCTTGGATAGGTGCAAATTTATCAGTAAGATTGTTTTCTTCAATGTACATGTTATGACGTAAAGCAGCACGTGAACCAATTGGAACAGTATCTTTTTCAAGGTCATAATCAAGACGTGATACACCACCAACTGCTGCAATCATATTAAGATCAACAGTAGTAAATTCCTGTTTGATATCCTTTACCCAATTGCGTAGATCAGATTCATCTTTATCCAAGATGTGCGGAATAGCTTGCTTAAGATATTTTTGAGACCATTTGGGTGTACTTGACTTAATAATTTCAAGACCCATAACTTTAATCTTAGGTGAATCACTTGGATAACGAGTACCTTCATTATCTCTTACACGAGCGTAGTACTTTTTCTTAGCAGTGAATACGGCAGCATCAGCAATGATTTCACGTTCACAACCAATTTTATCACGATTGTATGCATTCAATTCATCAGCAAAATCCTCAATAGTCTTTTGAATAGTTGGTTGAATAACCTTTTGCTCAAAGTTATCAGCCCAAGTAACATACTCATTAATATCAAGACCAGGGTTTTTAGCCATATACATTTCTACAAAAGGCTCGATGTGATAGTATACGGAATTATGTACCAAAATATTATTACCAAAAAAGTTATGATTGCCTTCCACTTCTATATCATATACCCATTCTTCTTGAATGCCTAAATCTTCAATTTCAAAATTATCGCAAACTTCCATCATTCATATCCTTTATATCCGTTATATGCTTTATTATATCATAAGTTTATTTAAATTTACAATTATCGAAGTGCCATTGTTTCATCGCGCTACCTTTTCCTTCTTTTCCACAATGTGGGCATTTAACCGTTGGTTGATTTTTAAGTCTTTTCTTTGCGGCCTCTGACATTTTCTTTTTTTGTTCTTCGGATTTAGGTTTACCTTTCATTTTTTTAGAAAGGCTTTCTGCTTGTTTTGCTTTAGCTTGTTTACCTTCTTCCGTTTCTAACCATTTTTTGTTGGCTTCTATGATTTTTTTCTTTGCTTCGGGAGTATGTGTTTTTCCATACATACCATTCTTTTCCCCCTTTGAGGCACGTTTTTTATTTATTTCATCTATTTCTTCTTGGGATTTTCCATTTTTCCAAAGTGCTTTACCAAAATTTGAGTTATTTTCTCCAGATGAATCAATGTGTGAAAACGAACCAAAACCGCCCAACGTCATATTATATGACATTTTATCATTCACGACATCTTCTGTTATCAATTCATTTTCCTTTTCTTTCATTTCTTCATCAGTTTTGAACACAAAAAGAACTTCTTTTTCGAAGTTTTCTTTACCGTATTTTTCTATTGCTTTTTTCAATGCCACGCCTGAACCCAAATAATTATCATTCGGGTTTTTTGTTCTATGCATCCCTATATAATACTTTCCGTTTGTTTTGTTTATTGTTTTGTATATTGTGTAATTCATATAATTATTTATATGGAACTAAACTGAATCGGTAACAATTTTGATTAATTTATCTGATTTCAACACATCTTTTGGTTTTATTTCAATAAGTTTATCATCACGTACCACCATCATAGAGTGGTCTTCGGTAATAGTAACTTCATCACCATTGCATTTGATTTTATACATTCTTTTTTTAACTTTATGCTTCATAACATAGTTGATATTGTTATATTGTAATTCTTTATCCTTTGAAACTGAAGCAGCTTTAATTGGTATTTTTACATGCTTAATAAAGTTATGTTTACCACGAACCTCGATATCACCATCTAAATCTTTATATAAATCTTCTATTGGAATATCACCATTATTTGTTTTAATTAATGTCGACCCTATTACTGAATCAGTATCACCATAAACAATATAAGGCTTTTCAGATGCGTGTAGCTTTTGAAGTGTTTCCTCAATATACTTAGCTAGCTTTTGGATAAAGTAACGACCATTACCGGTGATAGCTGCAGCCATTTCTTCATTGAACAGCGGGAACCACCGATTGGCCATGGCACCGTACAATGAGTTGATCATTGTTTTTTCAACTAATTGCTTAGTGTTATATAACGATTCACCATTTTGAGCTTGTTCAAGTAGTTCCTCGAGTTCTTCTTTGGGTAAAGACCGTAATTCATCTTCAGTATATTCTAATACGTTTTTCATATCTTTCCTTCTAAATCCATATTAGTAATTATATCATAGATTTGATTAAATTCTAGTTCATCTTTGACTTTCCAATTGCATGGTTTACATAGTTCCATGCTTACAGTCTTATGTGTTTTTTGTTTATAGAAATGATGAAGGCCTTTAGCCTTTTTGCATCTCGGACAAACTTGTGTTTCTTTAGATTTTTTCATGCTGTTATCCAATCAAAGTCTGTTTGCATCATTATTGTTTCTGAGCCATCATACTCTTGAATTATAAATTTTGTATCAATTGGAACCCAGATTATTTCAATATCTTCAATTCCACCACTATATATTTGTCTTTTATCGGCTAGTCTGCGAGCCTTTTCATATTCTTTTTTGATAAACAATTGATTGAAATCTGGATCAAGCGGAGAAACATCTGACCAAGTACTCCAACCTGCACCAAACCCTCTAGACACGGCTATTGCAACTTCTTCGTAATCATTAATAATTCTATCCATTTTATATCCTTTACCATCTTTCAAATTTATTCAAATTTTCCATAAACTTATCTGGAAATATTTCCCAAATAGTTTGGTTTATTCCTCTATAATCCATTTCTTTAACTTTTTTAACTACATCTAACTTAGCGAGAGTTGGAAAATAATATTTGTGAACCAATCGCTGACTAGCATCTTTACTATTATTAGATGTTGCAAAAACTCTACCTCTTCCATTTACCCATTCTAAACAAGCCGGTGTAAGGAATTGATCAGTGAGATTTTGATGTTGAGCTATTAACTTTTTTGGTGTTATTAAACCATTTGATGGTCTAGCTTCACCAAATGTACATACTCTAGTAAGTATTCTATATGTATTTGGACCCATAACATCATCAAAAGAATGAGCTGCAACACTTCCTATAGGGATAAAATTTTGATAAAGAATCCAAGCATTCCATTCGCGTTCGTTGCGAAAACAATCAATCATAGCGGCCTGACTGGAATTATTAACAAACCCCTTTTCAGCTGCTTTCTTATAAAATGATGTTAGGTTTAAATCTTCTGACCATTCAATCATTTTATACATGTTGTTCCTTTAAGATTTGTTTGATTAGTACTGCTTGACGCTCNTANTTNAACTGTTCTTTCTTAGCTTTTTTACGAGAATCATAAATATCTTGTACCATTTCTGGTACCATACCAAGCTTGTCTTTGCTGAAGACCGCACCATTAATACCAAGTGCCATGTTGTTATCTTTTAGACATTGTGTTATAGCTTCCCATACTTCGGGTGGTAAATCAAGACGCTTTTCTTCATCTTGGTCATTGAAGTACTGCATAACAATATCTCGTAACTGATCAGGCAACTTATATTTAGGAATGTATGTTTCAGGACTCATGTTGAAACCAACCATACCAAGTAGCGGGTACATTGAGTTAACATCGGCAGAAACTACCCATTTATGTTTACCTTTATTAGGATCACGAACATAACCACCTACAACATGTGGATTATCAAATTCAGTACGAGCCGGCATAACTTGGTTTGATAACATAGATTTGTTGTTAATGTATTGAGACCAAGGTTTTACTGTACCCATAGAGTCACCAATTTGAACACCCATCTTTTCTGAAATCATAGTCATAAGTACAGTAAAGTTTAGCTTTTCATCCAACCTACGAATAAGATATGTATCTTTAATACCATAGTAAACGAATTCAGAATGTGCCAATTCTTTTACTTCATCAGTATTACCAGCAACTGCTGCTTGATAAATCTTAGATGCTTTTTGTTCATCGGTAGGATTATTAGGAATGATGTACTTACCCGTGTAAAAGTCATCAAATGCTGCATATTCAGTATGTTGTACTTTGTTTTCACCAAGCTCGATTTCAGAGATAGTATCAAGTGAATATGAAGGACGAGGAGCAAAAGTAAACTTTTTGTAGACATCCATAAGATCAATATAGAAATGACCATCAGCATTTACGTTGAATTCAGTACGACCTTGAAATTCAGATTCTTTGTAAGATACTGAACCATAGTTTGATAGACGATCAGTTGCCATACCGAGATTTTTAAGACGATTATAGATGTAAGGGTAATCGAATCCTTTACCATTCCAAGCATAGATTACAAGTGGATCAAGCTTTTCAAAGATGTTTAGATATGTTTCCAGTAAGTGTACTTCATTATCACATTTGATGTACTTAACGTCATAGTCAAAATTGTAATCAGATTCATGTTGCCAGTCGCGTAGACCAAGTACAAACATAACTTTGGCTTTTGAATCATAGAATTGCATTAGTGAAATAGGTTCAGCTGCTTTTTCAGGAACTGGGAAACCTGTACTACAAGTACCAACACGTGTTTCAATATCCAGATACCAGATTCTTGGGTCAACTTGATATTTGTCTTGATTCCAGTAGTTGTCACGAATATTACGATACATTGGATCAAGAAATCCATAGTGTTCACGACCTTGTTTAGCATTACCTTGCTTTTTGTCAAGTTTGATAGAGTCATCAAGGATGTAAGTATACAAACCACGCGAAGATGGTTCATACCATTCGTAGGGAAGATTGATTTTCTTTTTCATTGAACGACCTAGTTGGTCATCATAGTAACGCTCATAAAATTCATAGCCATCACGCCACGTAGATTCAAATAAATTCATGTCTTTCCTTCGTTTGTTTTAATATAGAGTATTATATCAAGTCGTTGGTTAATTTTTTTGGGATTTTATTAATGTGTGATATAGAACCAATTGGCTGATCTGGATTTACGATAACGCTTGGTTTAACTTCTTGAATAAATTTATGTAGAGTCTGATTAATGCCTGGCCAATTGCTACAATGAATTAATATTGAACCGCCAAATTCTAACTTATTATAAATTTTATATAGTTGCTTATTAAACATATCGATTAGTTTGTCGCCATATCTATTTTGCATTTCTGTGCTTGGAGTGGCATCCCAAAATACTACATCGAAGTCTAAGTTAAAATCAAATTCATTTAAATCTGCATTTAAAATTTTGGCGTTATAACCGATTTTTAAATAGTCCATTATTATTTTTAGTTTAAAGTCAAATGAATCATCTATGTCTATAGAGTATATTGGGACGTTTTTATTTGAATATGACAATAATATTGTTGTTCCGCCTTTTTCTCTTCCTGCTTCTAAAATACCAACTTTAGAGTTTTTTGAAATTCTATAAAGATATTCAATTTCTTTTGGATCAAGTCTAATAAATTCTTTGCCGATTACATTCAATTGAGTAATATTATAGTTAGAATATGAATCATCGTATGAGGTTCTACCGCATGCCTTTAATTCATCTAATTCCATATTTCACCCATTATATATCATTCTGTTCATTATTTACGGGTTTTCATGATTCATGAACGTTTAGAATTGTTGAACACTACAGGACGATAAGATGATATTTTGGTATATAATCCATTTACTCATCACCAGGAGCTTCAACATTATTCCGTTTAATAACATAAATACCTACGTCATCGTCATATTTCATCAGAGACTTTACAATACGTATTTGTTCGGGTTTCATTTTCATCCACATGTTAGTGCCTTCATGCCCGATAGGTAAAACTTCTTGCCAATATTCATCATCTTCGAAAGTAAAGAACCTATAAGCTTCATAATAAGAAATCCAAGGTACACCTTCTGTATAATTCGTATGTTCTTTGTAAATGTATACTTTTTTTGCAAATAGTCGTTTAAAGAAGTTCATAGTCGTTCCCACCATTCCTTTTCTATAATATAATAATTGAGTTTTTCGTCTATCACACAAAGTGTGGTGTATATGCTCAATGGGAATAAAAGTAAAGTCCACAAAATAAACGGAAATTTATATGAACCTAAGTATAGTTCCGATAGAATAAGAAATGAAGTATGTAAGCTCCATAATATAATAATCAGATGTAAATGTTTCATAATATAGTCCTTTAATTGGAATGAGTATCCCATTGCCCTTATTTCTAAGGATTGCCGACGCATTACGCTCACTCGTCTAAGGTTTTTGATTTGCTACACACGGAGAAGTACCTTAACTCCGTACGAGCCACTTGGATACTCATTAAGAATAACACCAGACTCAGTTTAAAGAAGGGAGCTCCAACTATTAATCCTATCCGATGCTATTTTTAATAAGCCATCACGACCTCTTAGGAATATGGTTCCGCAAGATTGCGGAACCAGATCTTCTAGGACAGGTTTAAGGTTACCACATCAAATCGTTCAATATCACGATTCTCGCAAAAGTAAACAATTATTTTAATTAAATCTCAGCCAATTTATCCATTGCAAGTTTAAATGCATTTTCATCTTTAGCGTCAATATAAACTTTATTGCCCTTAGCTCTTTTCATGATTCTAACTTTAATACCTGCTTTAGTGTCATGCAATAGCTTCTTAATCATATTAGATTCTTCGTCATCTGCATCTACTATAGCGCGAGGATTAGTTAATTTAGTGTTAGCCGAGCCTAAAGTTCCTTTTAGCTCTTTAGGTAGAACAACATTAAAATTACCAACAACTGTTTGGTCTTTCGCCGGACCGGTTTTAGCTGCACCAGCTTTCGGGATAGGCTTTTTGCTTAAGTTTTTCTTCAATTCAGGATAAAAATCTGCGATTTCGCTATCACTCATTCCTAAATAGGCTGGGTGTCTTAAAATTTTTACAACTTGATCTGGATCGCCTGAAATATCAACTATTCCTTTGTTTTTAGTAGGTGTAATTTTTACCCGAAGAGAATCCCAAGCATTTCGAATTAACGCGGTTTCGTCCCTTGTATTAGGTATCCAATCGGCATCTATTTTGATTTCTTTTTTCTCATTCAAGTGAACTGAGGCATAAGCTTCAGATATTTGTTGAATATAATCTTTAAAAGTTTCCATTTTTTTTTCCTATCTTAATTAAATACTACATATATGTTATACTATTCTATTTATAGTAAGCCCTTATACAACCACCGCCTGCCGAAGCTTCGAGAGGAATTACATATAAAGATTCACTAATCATATTTCAATCATTATAGTGGCGAATAATGATAACACTTCCACTTAATTTCTAGTGTTCTGATTTATAGTATCGTACTAGGAACAACACTTGCTTTCTAATTCAGACCATAACCTAAATTATCAAACTTACCCGTAAATTTAAGCATACCCTTATGGAGGTGTACTTGCCAGTAGGTAGTGGGTCAATCTGCTCTACTGGTGAGTTTGGTGCTATGTCGGCTTATTTGTTTTTAAAATAATCTAGATTCTCAGCTTTTAACTTTGTGGCTTCATCGTATGAGATAACTTCCATACTACCATAAGAGTCAGGGTATTTTGGAAGACCATAATCTTTTAAATTCTTAATCCATTTAGCTGACTTGGCTTTAGATGCAGCGTGAACTGAATTGGTCTTACGGTAATAAAGATAATACTTATTAAAGTTATGTTGGTAAGGAATACCTTTCTCATCTAGATAAGCTTTCAACCACCATTCGAGAGACTTAGTAATATCAGTTAATATACTTTTAGTTTCGTTCTTACGCCAATCAAGATAACCAGCACTTAAATCGGTTCCGAAATCCCAGATTTCTTTTGGAGCATCTACATTTTTTCTATTATCATAATCTGTGAACTTCTTAAATTCATATGGAGTATCATATCCCCATTCTTGACCACCGGTTGCCATATAGTTATTTTCATCATCCATTTCGGAGTGATTATTCCATACATCTAC